CGGCTCGGTGGGCCTGATTGCCGACGAGATAGAGTGGCAAGGCCGGCGTTACACGGTTGAGCGCATTAACAGTTATTCACACTTTGGGCGCGGCTTCGTTGCGGCAACATGCGCGCTCAAACCATTAGCAGGATAAACACCATGCCAAACACTAGCGCAACCGGCGGTTATTTGCCGCCAAGCGTAGCAAGCCCGCCTTTAGAGGGCGACAGCTTGGACGCAGAATTTCAAAAGGCGGTCGTTGGCATTACCGGCCTGCCTGGGCCAATGGTCCGGCCGCGCTGGCAACCAGGCAACCCAAAACAGCCGGAGCCTGGGGTTGATTGGTGCGCAATCGGCGTAACGTTGCAGACCTCGGACGCGACCCCGCACATACAGCACGACCCGGACGGCGACGGCCTGGACAGATTGAAACGGCATGAGGCCATAAACGTGCTTTGCACATTCTACGGGCCAAACGGCATGCGCAACGCCGCAATGCTACGCGACGGCTTGCAAATGCCACAAAACCTGGAAGCGTTGGCCCTGGTAAATATAGGGCTAAACAATGCGGGCGATATTACGGCGGTGCCGGAGCTGGTTAACCAACAATGGGTTAAACGCTACGACATACCGCTTACATTTAGCCGGCAAGTTGTGCGCGAGTACGGCGTGCTTAACGTGCTATCAGCAAATCCAATTCTTATCTCGGACGAGGTTGGAATTATTACAAACTAACCATTGGAGTTATTTAAAATGACAACACTCGGCTTACCCGTTAGCGATATAGTTAACGTGCAAGTGGTACTCTCGCCACTCGCCGCTCAAACCCGCAATTTTGGCTCGTTGCTTATCCTGGGCGATAGCAATGTAATTGATACGACAGAGCGCTTGCGCTTATACACTGGCCTGGACGCAATTGCCCAGGACTTTGGCACACAATCGCCGGAATACAAGGCGGCGGCGCTTTACTACGGCCAAACACCGCAACCGTCAATCTGCTACGTTGGCAAATGGGCACAAAGCGCAACCAGCGGCCTATTGCGTGGCGGTGTATTGAGCGCGGCACAACAAGCGCTTGCAAACTTTACGGCCATTACAGCCGGCGCAATGAAAATCAAAATTGACGGCGGCGCGGACCAGGCGCTTACAGGTTTGAATTTCAGCGGCGCGACAAATTTAAACGGCGTTGCCGCAATCCTGGACGCGGCCATTACTGGCGCGACCGTGGCATGGGATAGCGCAAATGCGCGCTTTGTTGTTACCAGCTCAACCACCGGCTCAACTTCAACCGTTGGCTTTGGTACCGCCCCAGCCTCAGGCACGGACATTACAAGCGTATTTCGTTTGGGTGCCAACGACGAGGGTTATATCGTTGCAGGCGTTGCCGCTGAGGCCCTGGTTGATGCGGTGCAAACGCTGGCCAATATGTCAAGCGCATGGTATGGCCTCTATGTGGCCAGCACGCCAGTGCCGACCGACGCCGAAGTTTTGGCGGTTGCCGCGTTTATTGAGGGCTCAGGCCTGGCACGCATTTACGGCGTTACAACGCAAAACACTAGCGTATTGGATAGCGTTGTTACCAGCGACATTGCCAGCCAGTTAAAGGCGCTTAATTACAAGCGCACCTTTGTGCAATACTCAAGCTCAAACGTGCACGCGGCGGCTTCAATCTTTGGCCGAGCATTTACGGTTAACTTTGACGGTAGCAACACAACGCTGACAATCAAGTTTAAGCAGGAGCCAGGCGTTGCGGCGGAAAACCTGACCAGCTCGCAAGCACAAACATTGCGCGACAAGCATTGCAACGTTTTTGTGAAATACAACAACGACACCTCTATTATTCAAGAGGGCGTTATGGTTAACGGTTATTTCTTTGACGAGGTACACGGGACAGATTGGTTGCAAAATGACGTCCAAACGGCAATTTTCAACTTGCTATACACCAGCCCAACCAAAGTGCCACAGACTGACGCCGGCATTAACCTAATCCTGACCACGATTGCACAACGCTTGAACCAGGCGGTTGTTAACGGCTTGGTGGCCCCAGGCGTTTGGAACGCCCCAGGCTTCGGCGCGCTCAACCAGGGCGACACTTTGAGCACCGGCTATTATGTCTATGCTCCGCAAGTGGCCACGCAATCTCAGGCGGACCGAGAGGCCCGCAAGGCTCCGGTTATTCAATGCGCAATCAAGCTGGCCGGTGCCGTGCATTTTGTTGATTGCATTATTAACGTTAACCGATAAGGATTAAAAAATGGCTACTTATTCATTTATTGACGTCCAGGCCACGCTTGTTGGGCCTGCCGGCGTTATCAACCTGGGCTATGGCGCGGCAACCAGCGAGGAGGGCATTAGCATTGCAATGGCTGGCGACAAAAACACCATGCTCATTGGTGCCGACGGCGAGGGCATGCATAGCTTGCACGCTGACAAATCCGGTCAAATCACGGTGCGCTTGCTGAAAACTTCGCCGCAAAATGCGAAATTACAGGCTATGTATGACGCGCAAACCATTGCGAGCCAGTTGCATGGCCAAAACGTGATTAGCGTTACAAACTCAAAAAGCGGCGACGTAACCGTGGGCCGCGAGTGCGCGTTTAAGAAAAAGCCCGACTTGAATTATAAAAAGGACGGCGACGTGGTGGAGTGGGTTTTTGACGCTATCAAGATTGACACAATCTTAGGCACATTTTAAGGGGGTTTAAATGGTTGAATTTGAATTGCAGGGCAACAATTACCGGGCTGGCAAGCTGGACGCTTTTAAACAGTTTCACGTTAGCCGGAAAATTGCCCCTATTCTGCCGACCTTAATACCCGTATTTGTGAGTTTGTCGCGTGATAACAAACTAACCGAGGACCTGGGGGCGTTTAGCGAGTTGCTAACGCCCTTTGCGGACGGCATAGCAAATATGAGCGACGAGGCCAGCGAGTACGTGATTGCAACATGCCTAAGCGTTGTTAGCCGTCGCCAGGATAATGACACATGGGCGCTGGTTTGGAATAAAGGCGGTTGCATGTTTGACGACATGGACCTGGGCGTTATTATCCAAATCATTATTAAGGTTATCCAGGACAGCCTCGGCCCTTTTATTCAAGGCCTGCTTATGAGCCAAGCGGGCAACAACAAGAATTTGCAGGCGTAACTTGGCGGTCCTTGCCTGGCGGCGAGGATTGGCTTATGGCTCCCGTGCTTGCAGGGCTTTGCGGTTTTGAAAGCCTCAAGGACGGCACCCTGGACCTTTGCGACGTGGCTTTGATGAATGACGCATTAGCCGTGAAATCTGAAAACGAAGCCCTTGCGAGGGATTATGTAGAAAGAAAAAACAACAATGTCTAACACCGCAATCCTAAAAGAATTTTTAGTTAAGCTGGGCTTTGAGCAGGACGAGCGCGCGCTTAAAAAATTCACTGACGGGGTAACAGGTGCGACCAAAAACGTTGTAAAACTGGTTGCCGCGATACAAGGCGCCGCGCTGACAATTGGCGCCGGCGTCGCGGCATTTGCCAGCAATTTGGAGCGCATGTATTTTGCCTCGATTAAGGCAGGCTCAAGCGCTAAGAATTTACAGGCCTTTGGCAAGGCCGCGCAAAACTTCGGCGCGCAAAGCGAGGAGGCATTGCAAAGCGTGCAAAGCCTGGCCAGGTTTATGCGCGAAACGCCAGGGAGCGAGGGCTTTTTAAAAAGCCTGGGCGTTAACACCCGCGACGTAAACGGCAAGCTCCGGGACACAACCGACATAATGGTTGACCTAGGCAAGCAGTTGCAAGATAAGCCCTACACATTAAGCAAACAGTATGGCGATATTTTAGGCATTAGCGAGGACACTTTGCGCGCTATGCTTAACGGCGATTTTGCCCGCGAAGTTGAAAAACAGCGAGCAATTTTGAAAGACAGCGGATTTGACAAGGCGGCCGAAAGCTCGCACAAGTTCATGATGCAATTGCGCGAGTTGCAAACATTTTTACAAATTTTTGCGGTCCAGGTCCAGGAGGCGCTTGTTAACAAGCTCGGCATAAGCATGGAGCAAATGGGCTCATGGGTGCGCGACAACATGCCAATGATTGCAAGCCGCACCGCTGACGTTTTAATGATGTTGTTAACCCTGGCTGAAAAGCTGGGCCCGGCCATTGTTTGGTTGGTGGACAAATTCATTGCGGCGGACAAGGCAACAAACGGTTGGAGCACCAAGTTAATTGCGCTGGTCGCAGTATTTACCGCGCTGGGCGGTCCTGCTTTGGTCGCTGGTATTTGGGCCCTTGCGGGTGCCTTTGGCGCCTTGTCGTTGCCTATTTTAGCGATTGCCGCGGCTGGAGTTGCCGGCTGGAAAATTGGCCAATGGGTTAACAGCAAGATTTACGGCGAGGGCTGGGACGACCCGGCGAAAAGCGGAAGCGGCGGCAACATTGGAAGCGCTCAAAGCTCAGGCGGAAAAATCAAGCGCGCGGCCGGTGCGGAATCCAAGCGCCTGGCAGATTTGGAGCAGAAATATGGATTGCCTCCTGGCTTGCTCGATAGTGTTTGGAACGCAGAAAGCGGCCGCGGCAAAAATATGCGCTCAAGTGCTGGCGCGCAAGGCCATTTCCAATTTATGCCCGAAACGGCCAAGCAATACGGCCTCAGTAATCCCGACGACTTCGACCAAAGCTCGGAGGCGGCCGCCAGGTATTACCGCGACCTTATGAAAAAATACAACGGCAACGTTGAAAAGGCGGTTGCGGCCTACAATTGGGGCCCTGGCAATGTTGACAGCAAAGGCATGAGCCGCGCACCCGCGGAAACCCGCGGCTATGTTGCCAAAGTAACGGCAGGCATTGGCGGCGGCGTCCAGGTTGCGCAAAATACTACCATTAACGTAAACGGCGGCGACGCCCTGGCGACAGGTCGCGCGGTCGCAAGCGAGCAAGAACGAGTAAACGCAACCTTAACCCGTAACTTACAAGTGGCTTATAACTAACATGGCACTCCTAGACTTTTTGCAAATATCCCCCAAAAGCTCAATTGGCGACATTGAAATAATGGCCAGTTTAGAGGAAATCTACAACGACACATTGCAGACGACCGACCACCCGATTGAGCAAGGGGCGGACATTACGGACCATAGCTTTAAACGTCCTGCCGAGGTATTGCTGAGGTGCGGGTGGAGCAATAGCAGTTTTAAAGCGCTGAGCGGGGCCGCTGAGGCGCTATTTTCCGGCGGAGGCCTGACAGCCGCGGATTATGTCGGCGGCGTTTACAGTCAATTGCTGGCGTTACAGCAAAGCCGCGCGCCGTTTAATATGACGACCAACGCGCGCCAGTATGAAAATATGTTAATCCAAAGTTTGCGCGTGGACCGGGATAGCAAGACCAGCAACATTTTAATGGTTACGGCCACTTGCAAACAGGTGATTATTGTAAACACCCAGGCAACTACGTTGCCGCCACGGGAGCAACAAGCCCAGCCGGAAAAAACGGCCGAGGTCCAAAATACCGGGGTTAAACAAACAAAACCGCGCACTCCGTCGCCAGGCGGCGCCGTGCCTCCCAAGCCTATTGTTGGCGGAGGCGGGACGTTTAGAGGCAAGGGCGCGAGCGGGGGCTGGTAATGGCAAACTTTTACGAAATACCTTTAACACCAACGCCGCAACTTTTTACGGTGCAATTGAGTGGCATAGATTACAACATCAAATTGCATTACCGCGACGTTATCGAGGGCGGTTGGTTTATTGACATTGCAGACATTAACAACCAGGCGATTGTTAACGGCGTGCCGTTGATTACCGGCGCTAATTTGCTCGAACAATATGCGCACCTCGGTTTTAAGGGCCGCATGTGGGTGCAAACCGCAAACGACCCGGACGCACCGCCAACATTCTTAAACCTGGGCACTGAGGCCTTTTTATATTGGGTAACTGACTAATGAGCGTTTCGCAATATTTACGCAAAGCCAGCTTAATTGTTGGCCAAAACGAAGCCAGCCGGGGAGCCCTGGATTTGTCAGAATTGCGCTTTCGTTTTTCCGTGCGACGTGGCGACATTCAAACGCCGAACAGCGCGGACATAAGGGTTTATAACGTAAGCGAGCAAACGGCCCAGGCCGTGCAAAAAGAGTTTACCCGCGTTGTTTTGCAGGCTGGTTATGAGGGCAATTATGGCGTTATATTTGACGGCCAAATTAAGCAAGTAAGACGCGGCCGCGAAAGCCAAACCGACACATTCATAGACATAACCGCGGCGGACGGTGATAGCGCTTATAACTTCGCCGTTAGCGCCATATCACTGGCGGCCGGAGCTACGCCAAACGACCAAGTAAGCGCGGTTTTGCAGGACATGGCATTGCGTGGAATAAGCCGCGGATATGTGCCGGACTTGCAAGGCAATCCGTTGCCCAGGGGCAAGGTGATTTTCGGCATGAGCCGCGACAAAATGCGCGAAATTGCCAAAAACACGCAAACGAGTTGGAGCATACAAGACGGCAAATTTCAAATGGTCCCGTTGACCGCTTACATGCCTGGCGACATTCCGGTTTTAACCGCGGCCACCGGCGTAATTGGATTGCCGGAGCAGACGCAAAACGGGATAAGGCTCAAGACTTTGCTCAATCCCAACATCAAGATTGGCCAGGCCGTGAAGCTGGACAACGCGAGCATACAACGTTATAGGTTTGGCCTGGGTATTGGCCAGGCGGCGCAAAATCTTTTCGACGAGCAAACCGCCAAAATCAATAACGACGGGCTTTATTACGTGATGATTGCCGACCAAATGGGCGACACCCGCGGCAATGAGTTTTACACCGATTTAACATGCTTGGCGATTGATGCCGCTATCCCGGCAAGTTATATACCGCGCCAGGGCGTTAATGAGGATATAGGCTCAATCAAGCGTTACGGCTAAGGCGTTTTATTGCTGATTGTAACAATGCCGTCGGCGCCCAGCGTGCCGGTTTTAAACATAGCGCGCGGCATGACTTGCTCAATTGCCTGTCCCTGGTAAATGTAAATGGTTAAAAAATCATTGTTGAGCGTGCGACCCGCGCACCCTTTCATCGACATACCACCAAGCGCGTTGTAAGTGTATGCGCGCATGTGCTCGGCGTTAACAATCGGTAATTCACATTTGCGCTGGGTAAATATTACCTGGCGCATGTAATCCGCTGGCGCTCCGTCGCCCTCATTCATGGGGTGCGGCGGGTTGACATATAGCGGCTCATTTTTTGGGCTGGCCACCGCTAACAGCGGCACGGCCAAACAAACTAATAATAATTTTTTCATAGATAGGCTCCTAACTTATGGATAGACGCGAGCGTTACCTAGACCCGGAGGAAATGTTGCGCATTGCCCTCGACGGTAAACAGGCGCAAATTTGGACGGCTTTGCCTTGCATAATTCAAAGTTTCGACCCCAGCGCCATGACTTGCGAGGCCCAGCCTACCATTAGCATGGACGTAAGGCAACAGGACGGGACCACCAAAGCCGTTAAATTGCCGTTGCTTTTGGATTGCCCGGTTGTATTTCCTAGCGGCGGCGGCTTTTCGCTGACCTTTCCAATAAAGCCAGGCAACGAGTGCTTGGTTATATTTTCCAGCCGTTGCATTGACGCATGGCACCAATACGGAGGCGTACAAGGGCAAGCGGAATATCGCATGCATGACCTGAGCGACGGCTTTTGTTTGCCTGAGGTATTTAGCCGCCCGCGCGTATTGCCGAACATATCAACAAACGCCACGCAATTGCGAAGCCATGACGGGCAAACATACGTCGAGGTTGGCCCCGCAAAAATTAGCCTGGTTGCCGACGTTGTGGAAATCCACGGCCGCAATAAAACCAGCTTTGATGCTGGCGGCACCGGCTTTGTTTACCAGCCTGGACAGATTGACACTTATACCAATGGCGTGCCGTCAACGTCGCACGCTCCGAACCCTCCTAAGGTGCCATAAATGCGATACAGAAAACTAGACGAAAACGACGACTACACAATGGGCACGGGTGCGGATTTTTTTGTAAATACCCCGGACGCCGTTGCCCAGGCAATCCTTACGCGCTTGCGATTATGGCGCGGCGAGTGGTTTTTGGACAACAAGGACGGGACGCCCTGGTTAACTGAGATTTTGGGCAAGCGACAGCTCGCAAACAGCCCGGACGCGGCCATTAAGCAACGCATACTCGGCACGCAAGGCGTTAAGGAAATCCTCAGTTATTCCAGCACATTTGACGGCAACACGCGGCGCCTTTCTATCAACACGACAGTTGGCACAATCTACGGACAAACAACCATTAACGAGGTACTCTAACAATGTCATTAACCGCCCCAACCATTGACGCCAACGGGATAAGCTCGCCAAGTTATGCCGAGATTTTGGACTATTTGCAAACGCAATTTAAGGCGATTTACGGGCAAGATTTATACCTGGGCAACGATAGCCAGGACGGCCAATTTTTGGCAATCATTGCAAGCGCTATCAACGACAGCAACGCGGCCGCGGTGGCCGTTTACAATTCATTTAGCCCAGCAACAGGCCAGGGCAATGGCCTGAGCTCAAACGTGAAAATTAACGGCATTAGCCGCCTGGTAGCAAGCGCCTCGACCGTGGACTTGCGGATTGTTGGCCAGGTTGGCGCCGTGATTACCAACGGCATTGCCAGCGACGCCAACGGCCAAAATTCCTGGCTATTGCCGGCAACCGTAACAATCCCGCTGGCGGGTGAAATCACGGTAACGGCGACCAGCGCCGAAGTGGGCGCAATCACGGCGCAAAGCAACACAATTACAAAAATCAAAACGCCGACCTTTGGCTGGCAATCGGTAAACAACCCAACGGACGCCGTGCCAGGCAATCCGGTCGAAACCGACGCGGAGCTGAGGGCGCGCCAGGCGCTTAGCGTTGCCGTGCCGTCGCAAACTATTTTTGAGGGCATTGTGGGCTCGGTGGCCAACATTGTTGGTGTAACCAGGATTAAGGGTTACGAAAACGACACCGACACGGCAGACGCCAACGGCATACCCGCGCACAGCATTGCAATTATTGCCGAGGGCGGCGACGCGCAAACGATTTTTGAAACAATCGCAGAAAAGAAAACGCCAGGCACCGGCACCTTTGGCACGTTATCGCAAACCGTGATTGACGCCGTTAATAGCGTGCATATCGTGAAGTTTTCGCGGCCAACTATCCTGGACATTAAGGTTGCCATGACCATAGCGCCATTGACCGGTTACAGCGCCAGCGTATTGCCAAAAATCAAGGCGGCGATTAACGAGTTTATTAATGCCCTGGAAATTGGCGAGGACTTGCTTTATTCAAAAATCTACGTCCCAGCAAACTTAAACAATAGCGTGCTCGGTGAAACCTACAACATAACGGCGCTAACCATAGCGGTTGGCGCTGGCGCCCCTGGGGCCTCAAACATTGTTGTTGCTTACAACGAAGCGGCGCAAATCATTGACGCAGACATAGTTATTACGGTGGCACCATGACCGACTACACCAGCCTAATTACAAGCGAGCACAACCAGCGGCCGAAATTCAAGGCTATGGTTGGAGCCGTTGCCGGAGCCTGGGGCTCAGTTTCCGATTTTACGCAAACAATTCCGGCCAAGTTCGACCTGGACACGGCCGAGGGTGCGCAATTGGACGTTATCGGCCAATGGGTGGGACAAACCCGTTTAATCCCCAATGTTTTGCTGGTCCAGTATTTTAACTTTGTCGGCAATCCGGCCGCGCTGAATTTTGGCGAGGAGGGCAACGCCTCAATTGGTGGACGCTTTTATGGCGAGGGCGAGCCGGTCGACGCCTCCACGATTTTGGCGGACCCGGAATATAGGACGATTATCCGGGCCCGTATTGTGCGCAATACCGCAAAGGGCCTAACGTGGGATTTTATCCGCTCGTTGCAATTCATTTTCAACGCTCCGGCAATCATTGACGACCCGGCCGACATGACCGTTGGCATTTTCATTGGCCGTTATTTGAGTTTAACCGAGCTGGCGATTATTACCGGACTGGACATTTTGCCGCGCCCGGCCGGGGTGCGGATTAGAACCCGCGGCTATTACGACGGCACCGGTTATTTGGGTTTTGAGGGGCAAGTTAATGCCTTGCCTTTTGCTGAGGAGGGTTATAACGGCCCTTATTACCAACTTATGGAGGAATTCTAAAAAATGACGATTTACAACAAACCAACGGACTTGCCAGCCTGGGCAGAAAGTGGCGACAAGGTACAGCCAACAAATGCCGAAATCCAAACGGGTTGGCCAGTTTCCACGGTGCCTCCAAGCCGCCAGCGCTTTAACTGGATTTTAAACTGGCTGGCCAACGGCATGCGTTATTTCATGCAACGCGGAATACCTGAATGGGACGCAACGGAGGAATACCCGGCAGGCGCGCGCGTGCAATACGCAGGCTTAACTTACGCCTCAATCAACGGCACGGCAAACACTAACCAGCAACCGGACACCGCAACGACGTTTTGGGAGCGCTGGGGCTTTTCTGCCAGCGAAATAGTATCAAACGACAGCTTTTTGAGCAAAAGCGTTGCCGGTAGCGCCAACGTTACATTAACAACGGGCGAGGCTAAAAATAGCATTATTGCGCTAACTGGCGCGATAACCGCAAATATTAACCTTATTGTCCCGGCGACCGCAAAGCGTTGGGTTATCCGTAACGATACAACCGGGGCGTTTTCAATCACGGTTAAGACTAGCGGCGGCACCGGCGTTGCGGTATTACAAGGCTCCTCAGCCGAGCTATATTGCGACGGTACAAACGTGGATTTTGCGCCAAAATCCGGCCCGACACCGGCGCAATTTGACGGCTCCAAAAAGCTGGCCACAATGGAAGCGTTGCAACGTGCGCTTGGTAGTTTTTCCGGTGAATCAAATCTAAGCGCAACGGCAACATTGACAGCGGCAGACGTTGGCAAAGCCGTGTTAATGGCAACGTCCACAGGTTCGCAAGTGCTGACATTGCCGGCGGCGTCCGCAGTAGTAGCAGGCGGAGCC